ATTGATGGTATTATTATTAAAGATAATGGTATTCATAATATAGTAAAAAACAAAAATCCAGAAAATTCTTTTGCTTTCAAATCTGTTCATACACATGAACAAATTGAAGTTATTGTTACAGAAATATTATGGAATGTATCAAAAGACAAATATATTAAACCTATTATAAAATTTAATGAAATAGATCTTAATGGTGTCAAAATAAAACAGGCATCTGGATTTAATGCTTCGTTTATTACAAAAAACAAATTAGGAGCAGGTTCAAGAGTAATTATTATACGTTCAGGCGATGTTATTCCACATATTTTAGAAGTATTGACACCATCAGCTACAGGTTCTCCGGATATGCCTAAAATACCTTATATATGGAATGATACACGTGTTGATATTATGCTTTCATCTGATGAAAAAAATCGCGATCATGATATTAAAGAATTTGTGTATTTTATGAAAGCATTAGATATACAAGGTGTTGGACCTGGTATTATTACAAAGCTATATGATTCTGGGTTTGATACTATTAAAAAGATATTTAACATTAAATATGATGATATTATAAAAATAGATGGATTTAAAGAAAAAAGTGCTAATAATGTATTAAATGGATTATCAAAAATTCATAGCATAGATTGTCTAAATCTAATGGACGCTTCTAATGTATTCGGAAGAGGATATGGAGAAAGAAAACTTAAAATGATTACAGATAAATTTCCTTGTTTATTAAATTTTGATAAGGTTAATAGAGAAAAATCATTAAAACTTACTGTATCCGATTTAATAACTACAGATGGTATAGCTGAAATATCTGCTAAACTTTTTATAGATAATTTGCCGAAATTTTATGAGTTTTATGATGATCTTAATATTAAATGTAATAGCCCTATTGAGGTAGTTGAAAATAAAATTATAGCAAATAATTCTAATATAAATGGCAAGGGATTCCTTTTTACTGGATTTAGAAGCAAAGAACATGAAAAAATGATTACAGATTTGGGAGGTTTAATTAAAACAAGTATTAGTAAAAGCCTAGATTATCTAATAGTAGCAAATAAAGATACTGATAATACTAAAGTAAAAAAAGCACAGGAACTTGGTATTAAAATTATAGATATTAAAGACCTTGAAAAACTACTATTTTGAATAATATTAGAATAGTATAAATATATATAAGAATTATATATATTATATATATAATCAATCGTAACACAATAACATTATATAAATAATGTCTAAATTCCAAGAGAAGCTTAAAATCCAAAGACAAAACGAAGAAACTGCTAGAGCAGGGCTAAAATGGTCACCTGAAGAAGAAACAACTGTTCTTGACAGTTTATCGTGTGGTAAAACAATGGCTGATGTAGCTCTTCAACTACAGAGAACAGAAGGAAGTATTCGCACACGTCTTTTTACAATTGTATGTAAGAAAATTGACAATGGAGATGCTCTTGAAGCATATTATTGTAATGAATATAATATTTCAGCAGATGATATTGCTTCTTTTAGACAACTAAGAAAAGAAAGAGAAGAAAGAATGCAAAATAGAATGCAAAATAAAAATAAATCAGAATTTTCAGGAGATGTTTCTCAAAGATCAATGGCAAACGATATTAAATTTCTTAAAAAAGAAATTGATATGATTAAAAGAAACTTGAATATGCGTTAAATATTTATATAAACTTTATTTTTTATATTTTATATAATTTTATATAAAATAATTATGAACAATAGTGAAAATATACGTAAAATTATTATAAATAATAATAAAAACGATATATTTTTAATAAAAAAAAAATTTAATAGCTCTTTCTCATTTAATGATATTTTATATAATAAAATTATTATACCAAAAGAAAAAATATCAAGCCCTTATAATATTTTACAAAATATATCAATACTAGATGATATACTTGATATTTCAGAATTAAAAAATAATAAACTTATAATAAATAAAAATAAATTTTTAATAAAAAATAGATCATTATCATGTGATTCTTTATTAAATTATTATAATATTAAAGATTCTATGTATAGAAAAATTTATAATAATTATTTAGCATTTCATAATATCATACACAAATAATTATAAATTACTATATTAGAAGAAAACTAATGAGACCATATAAATCACTTTCATTTAGTCCAAGTAAAAAATTAAAAGATTCTGATAGAAAATCATCAAGAGCAAGATCATTACAATCTTTAAAAACATACACTATATCAAAAGAAAAAAAATTAAAATATCTTTATAAATTTTTTAATAAAGAAGATTTAAAATTAGAAAAATCCAATAAATATAAATTTGAATTAATAAAATTACCAATAAATTATTATTTATGGAAAGGTATTGGTAAAAGTATGAAATATGACCCTACTATTAATACAGATGGATTTTTTGCTAGTAAAGAAACAGCATCTTATTATGGAACAAATCCTAGTATAAGAGGAACTGATTTACAATTTAAAATTATAAAAGAATTAAAATTAATTGATATTGGAAGTCTTAATAATATGAAAATAATTTGGAATATAATTGATAATATATCATTAAATAACATAAATGATAGAAGTAATAAATTATATAAATATATTAGAGATAATTTTTTAGTTGATAATAAAAAATTAAGTTATAATTCGGATATAAAAGATCCTAAAGTATTACCAGATATAGCATATTTATATAAAATGTTATTAGTAGAAACATGTGTAAATTATGATAGATCTCCAAATACTAAAATAAAATTTCCTACAAAATGTATTAGAAAATCAGATGAGGTTTATGATAAAAAACTAATAGATTTTATTAAATCTATTGATGATAATATAGATGGATGGATTCATTTCAATACTGAAGATTTTCATGATGAAATAATGATATTTGATGTAAATAAACATCTTAAATATATAGATTATCACATTATTTAATAATAAATATATTTATGATATTTGTACATAAATAAAAAATGATATATTTATATAAAGTAGTTATTATATATATATGACTTTAAGATATTTAATAGTATTATTACTATCATGTATTTCAGAATCTTATATTTCAAATGTATATAACATTATACCAAAAAGGTCTTTAGTAACAATTTTAAGATATAAAAAAACTTTAATAAAAAATAAAGATTTTCGATTTATTAATAATATTATAGATAATAGCTATAGTAATCCAAGTATCAATAATAAATTAGTTAAAAATACTATTGTATATGATAATAGTATTAAAAATATCTCATCTATTACTTTAAAAAATATTTATATAAATACAACTGGTATTAAAAATATTAGAATATATAGTAAAAATGATATTATAAATATTCATCTTGATAATAATAAAAATATAAAAAAAGAAGATATTGATATTATTACACCAGAAGCACTTTTAAATCTTATATTAGTATTATTTAAGATTTATACTAATTAAATAAAATTATATTATGTAATTGTGTAAAAAATGATGTTTTATTTTTATTTATATACATTTGTATTAACATTATAAATAATGGACGATGATATATGGAATATGTTTGATGAGATAAAAGAAGAACTTACAATAGAAGAAAAAATAGAAGAAGAAAAAATTAAATGTAATTGCGGTAGTAATAAAATTACAATAGAAGATAGTATGCAAATATGTGGCGATTGTAGTGCTATATTAGGAAAAATAATTGATAATACGGCTGAATGGAGATATTACGGGTGTGAAGATAATAGAGACGGTGATCCATCTCGTTGTGGATTACCTACTAATAATCTTTTACCTAAATCATCAATAGGTTCTATGATAGGAGGTAGTTATAGAGATAATATAGATATTAGAAGAATTCGTATGTTTCAGATGTGGAATAGTATGCCATATGATGAAAGGACTTTATGGAATGTTTTTGATAAACTTACATCTAATACTATAAATAATGGAATACCTCAAAAAGTTATTGATGACGCTAAAGTTCTTTATAAACGTGCATCAGAGAAAAAAATATCAAGAGGTGATAATAAAGAGGGTTTAATTGCATCTTGTATTTATCATTCGTGTCTTCTTAATAATATACCTAGAAGTTCTAAAGATATTGCCACAATGTTTAATATTAGTCCTGTTATACTAAATAAAGGAAATTCGCGTTTTCAAACATTATTACAAATAAATGTTTCTTCACCGGGACCAATTGATTTTATTTCACAATTCGGTAATAGTCTCAATATATCTATTAATGATATTGAAAATTGTAAACATCTGGTTCATTTTATAGAGAAAAATGAGATTATGAGTGATAATTCACCAACGTCATCAGCTGCAGGTATTCTATATTACTATTCAATATTAAATAATTTAGGATATACAAAAAAACAATTTTCAGAAGTATGTAAAGTATCTGAAGTTACTATTATAAAATGTTATAAAACTATAAATAAATATAATGATTATATTATAAAAAATAAAGAACAAATATTTACTATTTAAGCTAAATGTCCCATTGCAATATATATAATAACACTATCTATATTTTTAGTAATAATATAATCTAATAATTTAGATACAAATATATATACTCTATATTTTGTTATAGTATAATAACTAAAAATTTTTAAATAATATTTGTTCTTCTTTTGTAAATATTTTTTTATGATCGTTTATCAAAAATGTGTATAATATATGATTTGTTAAATTAGAATTATTATCATTATAATACTTTATTTTTTTCATAAATGTCATAATTTGTATCAGCATTATATTTAATACGATTTATTAATAACATATATTTATTAAGTTATGTTATTTAAAGTATATATTATTATTTTATAAAGAATTATAAAGTTTTATAAATAATTATAATATATTAAAAAAAGTACATAATTTTATTTTTTTATATTTTTAAGAAAAATTAATATATTTTGCAAAATAAATAAATTATGTACTCTCTGTAATGTCTTTAAGTATAGTCGCCTACGGCTCCGGCGACCCTTTGTATGATCGTTTTAGTATGACATAGTATATATGATATTACTAGATATATAAGATATTAAATAGAAGTAAGATATATGATAGTATTGTTAGGAAGAGTACATAATTTATTTATTTTGCAAAATATATTAAACTATTTTAAAAATCTGTAAAAATAAAATTATGTACTTTTTCTAACGCATATAAATAATATTACATATAACATTTTAATATATTAAAGAAAGATGAATAAATGCGAAGAACTTTATTCATCTATTACAAATGGTGATGTTAAAGAAAGTATAGTAATAGTAACTAACTTTTTACTGACATCTTTAAATAATATAGATCTTCTAGAAAATACATTAATAAACATATGTAGTTATATTGGTTCATTTATTTCAATATATGATGTTAAAAAATGGATAGATTTATTAAATAATACTAGGACATTATTAGAAAATGAAACATTTGTTATAAAAGACGTTTATAATGTTATTACAAAGATGTGTATTTTATGCGATATTTATAATAAATATCCTATTACTAAATGTGGCACAATGACTCTTAAATCATTAAAAGAAAAAGTCACTCCTGTATTTCAAAAAACAAATATGAAACTTTCTAGCAATGGTTTAATGCGTTTTAGTGATATTATTCCTCCACATGATAATGAATATTATCACGAAGCTATAAGAATTATTTCTGTAATAATTTTTTATATTAAAACTGTTGATAACGTTTCACATGATGATGGTAATAAATTAACAGATATATCAAATATGCTAAGAAATGTATTAGATTATATTTTAAGAACTAAATTTAAATTTGAAACAAAATTTAATTCATTAGATAGTGACAATTCATGGTTTATATGGGGTGTTTTTATTATTTTATATAATGAATCTTTTATTGATGACAGTTATTGGCTTTATAAAAATAATTATAAAAAGAAAGATAAACAAAAAAGATTAGGATTATTATGGGGAACTGCTATTTCAATTATATATAGTCACAAAAAAAATATATCTAAGGGGTGGAATACTAAAGAAGAAAATGTTATAAAACGTATTGATGAGCTTTCTATATCTCTTTATAATGATATTAGAAAAGATCTAATAAATTCTGGAATTATTGAAGATAATTTTGTTACTAATAAAACAGCGAAAGAAAATTATGATACAGACGGTATAGAACATATTATAAATTATTATCCAAAAATAAATAACGATTTAATATATAGATCTACTATTGAACAATCGCAATTATTACAAGGACAAAAAGAAAATAATATTATAAAATATATCAATTATAAATAAAAATTGATATAAATATTTATTATTAAAATATTAACAAAGCAACAATAAAATGTTAAACAACTTTTATTTTGATGAGATCGATTCACCTATTAAAGCTTATATTTTAGGAATTATCATTTATAATATGAAAAAAGATGGTGAAAATATTATTGTAGAAAGTACTATTAAAAACAATGATATTTTAAATGAATTAAATAAAATTGGAGAATGTAATTACATAAATGATAATACTTTAAATATTTTTATCACATCTGAAAATATCCTTAAAAAAATTAAAAGTTATATTAATTTTAATTCAATTTGTGACTCAAAAATAGCTGATATTATTGATAATTTTAGTGATAATAGAATAAAAGAAGCTTTTGTAAAAGCTTATATTGAATGTTTTGGTGACATTATTACTGATAATAATGAAAGTTGTCTTTATATTACATATTATATTGAAGAAAATTCAGATCTTATTAAAAAATTGTTTAATATTCCTTTTACTATTAGAAAAAATCACAATCTTACTGTAGCTATTTATAATAATGTTAATATTATTGATTTTATGGGAATTATTTATAAAGATAAAATATATATTAATAATAATTTATATAATTGG